TTATGGGTGAAGCCGGCCCTGAAGCAATCATGCCGCTCACCCGTGACGGACAGGGAAGACTTGGTGTAAGATATGAACCAAGACAACCTCCTTCCCAATATCAAAAAGCGGCACAACCTGCAGAACCAACACAAAACAACATCCGTATCGTAAATGCCTTTGATACGAGCGTTGTTGGGGACTACATGGGGAGCACAGAAGGGGAGAAGATTGTGATTAACGCAATAAGGAAGAACCAGAACACTGTAGCCCGCATGGTTTCACAGTAAAGCTGAGGACACCTGAACTAGGAAATCCGGAATTGACGTTATTTGAGAATAAGAACTACAGTAAAGTCAGCAAGGCGGGTCTGAAATGACACATCTTGTGTGGCCCTTTATGCCCCAGCACGGAGTAGACGAAGTGCTGGAGTGGAAGACTGACGTTCTTCGCACAAAGGCAGGAGAGCAGCGGATGGCTCTCAGGAAAACTCCACGTCAAATATTTAGTTACAAACACTTCCTGACGGAGCATCAAGCATCTCTTGCCAGGGCTATGGCCTATGGGTGGGGGCATGGTCAGTTCGGAGTCCCCGTATGGGTTGAGATGTCGTTCGTGGGGTCTGTTTCGTCAGGCGCTACTTCTGTGCTGGTTGATACCACCGTTGCAGACTATCGCGTTGGTGGGCTTGTTTTGTTATGGGAGAGCGAGGAAAAGTTTGTAGAAGCCACCGTATCTTCCTTGACCAGCACGCAGGTCAACTTTACCGCCACTGTAGGTAGCTCCTTTGCTTCTGCATACATATGTCCCTTGCGGGTAGGGAAGTCTCTCAATGGCCTGGCTATACAGAGAGGCCCGAATACCCTTGCCAAGGGTGACATTGAGTTCCGAGTGGAAGACAACGCTGATCTCGGGGCTTCGGCAGGCTTCCCAACTCTGAGCGGAATCGACATTCTGACGGACACCGTGTACTACCTCGGTAGTCACGAGGAAAGGATCATTCGGGAAGTGGATGTCATGGACAATGAGACAGGGATTGTCTATGCCCCACCTAGGTATGATCGAACGGACCAGACTTTTACCTTAGCATTTAACACGCAGGGCCGAGCCAGCTTGGCCCGTATTCGTAAGTGGCTGCATCTACGCAAGGGTAAGCTGAAGCCGTTTTGGCTTATCAGCCAGTCGAACGACCTGACCCTACTGACTAATATGCTTTCTACGGATACAAGTATTTCGGTCAGAAGTATCAAATACGGGCTGTACTGCTCAACTAGCGCGATAGAAATTCTGAGAAATAATGGAACGGCAACCTACCACCTTATCACTTCTGGTTCGACCGTAGGTAACATTGACACTCTATTTTTCTCAACCACTGCTGGGATCGCAGCAAACGTTTCTGACATTAAAAGTATAAGTTTCATGCGGAAGGTGTGCTTCGACTCTGATCGGATAGAAATAAGCCACCAAGAAAACGCTTCGGCTACGATAAAGATTCCTGCTCGTGAGGTTTTAGCGTGACTTACGCGACCTACGAAACTTCTATCTCTGACGGGCAGCCTGTCGAGCTGTACGAATTCCTCAACGGCGCGACCTATTACCGCTACACCAGCGCCGACGGCGATGTGGTGTATGGCGGCAACACCTACAGCGCCGTGCCGATTGCCCGTGGGGCAGTGGAAGCGACCAGCGAAACGGCGCGCCTGGCCCTGGAGATCACCTGTGCCCGCTCGCTTGGCGTACTTGCCCTGTTTGCTCTGATGCCGCCAGATGATGTCGTCGCCGTCACCGTGCGCCGCCTGCATGCCGGCGATGGCGAAGCGATCATTATGTGGATGGGCCGCGTGTTGAACGTGACGTGGAACGTCGCCGCTGCCGAGGTCCATTGCGAGAGCGTTTATACCTCGCTCAAGCGCGTCGGCCTGCGCCGGCTGTACCAGATCGCTTGCCCGCATGTGCTGTATTCGCCCGGCTGCGGGCTGGCGCGGGCCGATTTCAAGGCGACGAAAACCGTGTCTTCGATCAGCGGCACGTCCATCACGGTCGGAGGCATGGATGCTTATGCCAGCGGGTATTTTGCCGGCGGTTATATCGAGTGGGAGCGCAGTGCCGGGCAGTTCGACCGCCGCGCTATTCGCTCGCAGGTCGGCGGCGTCATCACCATTGGCTTTCAGTTGCCCGGACTGGCCGTGAGCAACACGGTCTATCTCTATCCCGGTTGCGATCACAGCCTGACGACCTGCCACGCGAAGTTCGCCAACCGACTGAATTACGGCGGCATGCCGTATTTCCCAAGCAAAAACCCGTTCAACGGCACGACGATTTATTAAGGGCCGACCATGACGTTTCTTTTTCAGCTTGTTCTACTGGTTGCATCCTACTTCATCAGCGCCGCGCTGGCTCCGAAACCGCCGGTGCCGAAACCGGCAGCGCTCAACGACTTCGACGTGCCGACCGCCGAGCAGGGCCGTCCGGTGCCGGTCGTTTTCGGCACCGTCCTGCTGACCGGCCCGAACGTGCTGTGGTACGGCGACCTGCGCACGACGCCGATCAAGGAAAAGGGCGGCAAGAAATGACCACGGTACTTCACCGCCATTGCCGCGAGCTGGGCTATTGCAATCGCGGCCTGCGCGAATGGTTCGCGCGCGAGGGTCTGGACTGGCCGGATTTCGTCAAGCACGGACTCGATGCCGAGGTGCTGCGGGCAACCAACAATGCAATGGCGGATCGTGCCATCGAACACGCCGAAAGGGCATTAAATGGGCAGTAAAAAATCCGTCACCGTCGGCTATCGCTACTACCTCGGGCTGCATTTCGGGCTATGTCATGGGCCGGTCGATAGTTTCGGCCAAGTGGATGTCGGCGACCGAACCGCCTGGTCGGGCAATCTGACCGCCAGCGGTTCCATCGGCATTGTCGCGCCGGAGATTTTTGGCGGCGACAAACGCGAAGGCGGCATCGTTGGGATTCTCGACGTGGCGATGGGCGAGCCGACGCAGATGGAAAACAGCTACCTGGTCAGCCAGCTCGGTGCCGCGATCCCGGCTTTTCGCGGCATCCTTTCAGTGATCTGGCGCGGGGGCCAGGTGACGGCGAATAACCCCTACGTCAAGCCCTGGGCCTTTCGCGTTAAGCGCATTTTGCAAGGATGGTCGACGGGGGCAGCCTGGTATCCGGAAAAAGCGGAGATTACTGGGGGAACCTGCACATCGCCTGGGCTGGGTGTTCTATCGAGCATCGAAAAGAATTTCGATGCTAATCAATCAACAGCATATAGCGATGGGAATTTATATGCTGGGGTTGGAAATTATAGCGACCCTAATGATTATGCTCAGACGCCTAATCCACTAATTATTAACTGCTCGGCGACCGATACTTTAATAATTACTGTTAGACATGATGGAATCTATTCAGCATGGAGTAAATGGACGGGGTATGGAAGTGGCCCCGGAGATTTTCACGGCAGCACTGATAACCCGCTTTGGAATTGCGAATTCACGGTTAAAACACCCGGCGGTGGTGAGACTACTTATTTGCCAACTTATTATATGACTGCGGAAGCCGCGAACGCTGCCGCGATTGCTGCTGGCCCGGTTAGTCTGACCGGTAGTACACAGTATTCAATTTGGCTAAAAGACAGCTATCTGCATAATCGCGGTGGACTGTCTATATGGGCAACCGTCATCGATGGCGGAACCAGTAAATTACACGCGGATATGAATCCGGCTCATATCATCTATCAGTGCCTGACTAATAGCGACTGGGGCATGGGCTATCCAACCAGTGCAATCGACAATACGTCGTTTACAGCCGTTGCAGATACCTTGTATGCCGAACAATTTGGATTGTCATTTTTGTGGAATCAGCAAGAAAACATAGAAAATTTTGTCCAGATCGTCCTGGATCATATCGGGGCGCTTCTCTATGTCCGCTCAGACACTAGCACTTTCGCGATCAAGCTGATCCGCTCGGATTACAACCGCGCCGCCCTGCCGATATATGGATCAGAATCCATGATCGCTGCGAGTGATTACCAGCGCCAGGCATGGGGTGAAACGATCAACGAAATTACGGTCGTGTATACCGATACCTGCTCGGGGAAGGATGTTCCGGTCACCGCGCAGGACATGGCAAATATCCAAATTCAGGGCGGCGTTGTAGCACAAACGCGAAATTACCCCGGCATTCGCCGCAGCGAGCTGGCGCAGCGGGTTGCCTTGCGCGACCTGCAAGCTGCATCGACGCCGTTGGCCCGTATTAAACTGACGGCGACTAGGGCATTGTGGCAGGTGTTTCCCGGGGATGTTTTCCGCCTGTCATGGCCGGAATTCGACATTGCCGATGTGGTTTTTCGAGCGCTTGCCGTCAATCGAGGGACGTTGCAAAACGGCGAGATCGTCATTGATGCCGTCGAGGATGTTTTCGGATTACCGGATAATACCTATCTCGCCGACCAGCCAGGGGAATGGATCGATCCGTCTGGTAATCCGGTCGCCGCACCTTATCGAAAACTGCTTGAATCGCCCTATTGGGATATTGCGCGCAACTTCTCTGCCGCCGATATGGCCTACGTCGATGCGCTTTCCGGGTACGTCGAAACGCTGGCGGCGCGCCCGAGCAGCACTGCCGTGAACTACAGGATTCTGGCGAAGGTGGGCAGTGCTGCCTATGAAGCCAGCGGAACCGGCGACTTTTGCCCATCGGCAACACTCGTCGGCGCTATGACAAAAACCACGACGGCGATCACGCTAGACAATGGCGTCGACCTAGACCTGGTATCTGCTGGCAGTTATGCGATTGTCAATGATGAGTATATCCTGATCTTGGATATCGATACGGTCGCTGGCACAGCAACCGTATCGCGCGGCATCCTGGATACCGTGCCAGTCGAGCACCCGGCCGGTGCACGTCTCTGGTTTGCCGATGGGTTTCATGGATTTTCATCCACTGAATACACGGATGGCGAATCGGTCGACATCAAATTGCTGCCCACTGCCTATCTCGGCGAGCTTGACATAAGCCTGGCGCCCGTTGATCGACTGGTCATGTCCCAGCGGCAATATCGGCCTTATCCGCCGGGAAACCTTTTGATAAATACGCAGCCCTATCCAGAATGGATCGATGGATATTTGCCACTTTCATTTTCCTGGGCTCACCGCGACCGGTTGTTGCAGACCGCCTACATGGTCGAGCAGAACGAAGCGAGCATCGGCCCGGAGGCAGGCACCACATACACCCTGCGCCTGTATGGCGAGACCGACGCGCTGCTGCGCACCGAGACCGGGCTGACGGGGACCAGCTACACGTGGGCGGACGAGGAGGCGGACAGCGAGCTGGTGGTGCCGGGGGCTGCGGGTGGCGACGGCTACTGGTCGTCGCGTGTCGCTCTGCTGCATTTCGGTGGTGTCGACGGCAGCACCGCGTTCGTCGACGAAAAGGGCCACACGTTCACGGCCGTGGGCAATGCCCAGATCGACACCGCGCAGAGCCTTTTCGGCGGCGCGAGCGGGCTGTTTGACGGGGCTGGCGACTACATCTGGGCGGCTGACAGCGCGGACTGGGATTTCGGGACGGGCGATTTCACCATTCAGATAGCCGTCCGGTTCAACGCGCTGCCGAGCAACAACTCGATGACGCTGTGCGGCACCTACGGCGGGAGTTCGTCGGGGTGGTCGTTGCAGTTCCGCAACGACGGCGGCGGGGGCAATCGCATGCTGTTTGGCGTGGCGGGTGATACCGGCTTCGACTTCGCGTGGTCGCCGGCGACTGGCACGTGGTACACGATCGAGGTCAACCGCTCCGGCGATAGCCTGCGCGCTTTCGTCGGCGGCACCCAGATTGGCAGTACCCAGACCAGCATACATAACATCAGCTCTGCCGCCCCGCTATGGGTAGGGGGGCTTAACTTTGGTGGCGGCGTGCAGTGGTTTAACGGCTGGTGTGATGAGCTGCGCATTACCAAAGGCCGCGCCGAGCATACCGCCAACTACACCCCTGACGCGGCGCCATTCCCCGGCGCCGGGCCTGCCCGCCCCAACGGCCGCATCCGCGTCGAGCTGGAGGCCGTTCGTGATGGAAAAACCAGCTATCAAAAGCACAACGTCATTGTAGACCGTGCTGGATATGGGTATAATTGGGGCAAGTATTGGGGCGGCCCTGCTCCCTGACATTTTCAAAATAGGAGAGTTTAAAAATGCCTGCATCAACAGAACCGCGAAGCGGTCTATTTTATGGCTGGAACCTTGGCGAATCCGGCTGGAATGCGCAGATGGACGCCAACTTGTTGCGCCTCGGGCGCTTCGGCTTCCACTTGTCGGCCAAGGATCGCGATTTGACGACGCCGCCTGGTTCGCCGGCTGCGGGTGATACCTATATTCCAGCGGCCACGGCGACCGGAGCCTGGGCAGGCAAGGAGGGGAATGTCGCCCTATGGGATGGTGCAGCCTGGGTGTTCGGCGTGCCTCGTGAGGGCTGGGTCGCGAGCATCGACGATGAGGATGTGATGATCCGTCACAACGGAACGATCTGGTCGACAGGAATTGCCTTCGCCGAGCAGGCGCACGCCAACCAGGCGGCGGTGACGCTGGGCAATGCGAATAACGAGATCGGCGGGCTGACGATCAGCGCGGCGTATTCGCAGGCCGAAGTGCAGGCGCTGCGCGACAAGTGCGAAGATCTGGCCGACGACGTGCGGGCGCTGTCGGTGCTGCTGCACCAGATTCGCACCGACCTGATTGCGTTTGGGGCGATCAAGGGCAGCGCTTAACGGTGTGCTGTAAACGTACTGTGGGTAATACTTCCTTCCCCTCGCAATACTTCCTAACACTTCGATAACGTCACAGCGGCAATCAGCAACTTGTTGATTTATAATGGGTGCATACGCAAGGACTGGATTGTGATTTAAGGTTTCCATTGGTAATGAGAATGCTTACTAAAATGCGGGAACTCGGGTAGGTTACTGTATTAGGGGAGATGGAAAATAACCCCGCCAATT